ATGAATCAAGATACTATTAGAAATGACTTAAAGAAATACTTAGAAGATAATGGCATAAAAAATAAATTTATAGCAAAGCAGATAGGATTATCTGAAAGCATGATAAGTTACTTTTTAAATGGTAAAAAGAGGTTATCATCAACAAGTTTAAATTTAATTTATAACATTATATATAATTAATTTTTTTGTTTTTGTAAAATTGTATTATATATCAATTTTATAATACAATTGAATAGAATGCAAAGTCAATATGTTTTGGAAAAATAATTAAAAAATTATAGTTTTAATGGAGTATGCTAATTACTCCAATGTTATATTCATAATTTTAAATTTCAAACTTTCTTTATAATTAGTTTGTAAATTGAATTAACAAACTTTCATTTAATTAATTGGGTAAGCTAATTTTCCTCAGTTAGCTTATTCCATTAAGACTATAATGTATACAACATAAACATAGTAATTACAATATGTTTACATGTATACGGGAGTATACAAAAATAAAAATAAGAAAGAGGTAAGAGACATGATAGAAACAAATAAAACATTAACTAAAAGAGATTATATAATGATAAAAAAGTATTTGTTAGGAAATGAATTTAATATTGATACATTTAAAAGTGAATATCCAGATATAAAAGTTCCTAATATTGAGGCAGGAGAATTCCAGAATATTATATTTGTGAATGGATATTTATTTCCAATTACATTCTATTATAATAGAAACTTTTTTCAAATTTCAGATACGAAAACTTTTAAACTTGATCTAGAGAAAAAACAATTTACAAAAGTTACTCAGTTCTCTGAAATATATATAGACTTTATAAATGCTATAGAAAAAAATGCTATTGAATTTTCTAAGATAGATGAAGATAAAAGCTTAGAAGATTTAGAAGATTTGCTGGATGAAAAATTACATATGACTTTATTAATTGATAGAAAAGATAAAGTAAGTGAACTTATTGAAGGTTTTTCAAAAGCAGTGAAAAGTTCTGAATTAGAAGAGATTCACGAAGATATGAGAAAAACTATTAAAAATTTAAAACCATTTTTAGATAAGTTCTATTATTACGCAGTAGATATGGAAAACTCTCGTTTAGGACAAGGCTATATAATAGTAGATTCTAAAAATAATTTTATAGAATTTGTTAGAACAATTTAATTATAAGCTGTTAAAGGTCATATTTAATATGGCTTTTATAGAGTTTATAATATGAACTCTATTTGATGTTAATGTATGTCGTTCATATATTAATAATAAGAAAAATTTTATTTTTCTTTGCATTTTGGTAGTCTTGCTACTTCTATGACAGTTCGAGCCTGTCCTCCTCCAAAGTAAGAAGAAGTAGCTAATGTAAAGGTACTAATACCTCGTTGTGGCATTTAAGTCTTGAATAGACAATAAACATTCATATTCTTCTTTTTTTATTTATTATTTCTTCTATAGTTAATATAGTCAGAAATAACATAGACCACTATTATCTCTTTGTTGTAGTGGTCTACTCTCCATAGTTAAAAATATTATATTATTCCACCATAACATTATTATATCATTTTACAAGTGGGATGTCTATATGTTTTTATAAAATATTTTAAGTAGTAACTACTATATTAATATTCCTATAACCTTTATAGTTTGGTTTACCTCTTTCTCATAGGGGTGTAAATGGTTATTAGTATAGTAATTAGTGCTTAAAAGCATTGAATTTAGAATAAGGAAAGAGGTAAAAATTATGGTTTATAACTACTTTTTTTTAATGAAAATAATAAGGGAAAAAAGAAGGAACTATAAGTTGTTAACAATTGATGAAAAAATTGATCTTTTAAATCTTGAGATTCGTGTTGAAGGTAAAAGACTTATAGAGTCCGATGCACATACAAAAGCAGAGAGAAAAAAAGATAAGCAAAGAACAACAATGTTAAGAAATCACAAAGAACAAAAAGCAAAACGAAATCGTTAAAAACTATATATGTTAGCAGAAAGGAATGAATAAACAATTTAAGATAATGGAAATGACAATGGAACAAAAACAGAGAAAATATGAAAAAGAAACAGAATGGAGAGAAAATAATCCAGACAAAATTAAGGAATATAACAAAAGATCCTATGAGAAAAACAAAGAGAAACAAAGTCTTTATTATAGAGAATACTATTATCCTAACCATCGTGAGATAATGCTTGAAAGAGGTCGGAAGTGGCGAGAATTAAATGATAAATTAGATTGTGTATATCTTATGAAGAATAATAAATTTGAAAATATTTATATAGGAAGTACAACTCATAAGGCTAGATTTTCAGCACATTTAACTGGTAATAGCAACCTTAAAATGGATGCTGAAGAATTAGTGAATAATTATAATTTATCATCTATAATTTATCAATGTTTTGATGAATATGATTTAAACCGCCACGATCTATATTGGATTGAAAAGTTTTATAAAGATACTCAAGGCGAAATTTTCAAAGGAAATTCTGTACCATGTGATTTAAGTAAATTAAGTCGTTCAGAGGATGAATTATTTGAAATTATAAATAATGTAGAATTTATTGAATTTTGTAAATTGGACAAGTATTTGAATTAAGAGTGGTTTTATGGCTACTCTTAATTCAATTTATATTGGAGGGATTTTATGAGTCGAGAAGATATAGAAATTTTAATAAAATTGTATAAGCAATTACATAGAAGAAAATCAGAGGAAGAATAGTTATGGTTGGATATGTATATTTTCAAGCAAGTAATATTATATGTGGAAAATTAGATAAGCCGCTTATGAAAATATAGGTGTCTTTTTTATTTTTAAGAAAGGAGGTTAGTTTATGTCAAATATAGATGTTTTATCAGCAAGATTGGAAGTTAAAGACTCCTTTACAAATAAATTAAATAGTTTTGTAAAAAGTGTTCTTGAAGCTGAAACAGCGTTTAATTCATTAGTTACTAAGATGGAATCATCTAGTTTAAAATTAGAGCAATCTTTAGATAGAATAAGTAGAAAAATGGAAGAGTCTTCAAATAGGATAGCTGGTAAAAATGAAAAAGTAGCAAATTCCATCGTTAAACAAACTGAAAGAGTTGAACAAATTCAGAATAAATCTATTGATAATATTAGTAAAAAATATACTCAAATGGGAACCAATGTTCAGAATATATTTAAAACTATAAATAAAGATGCAGAAACCCTTGCTAAATCAGGTATTAAATTAAGTTTAGGCGGTGGAAATGGTAATTCAAATAATAAAGGAAAAGGGCATAGTCATGGTGGAGGTTCAAGTGTTTTAGGAGATGGAGAACGTGCTTTTGGTTCATTGTTAAGTGGAAATTTTGAAATGATGGCAATGCAAATGGGAATTATAGGCGGTGCTGTACTTGGAGTATCAAAACTTTTGTCTACAATTGATAATTCTTTACAACAAGGGTTTAATATATTAAACAATTTATCAACTGGATTATTAAGTATAAATGGAATATATGAAGGTGCTAAAGAAGCTGGAAAGTTTGAGCAAAATAGAGTAGCAATGAACATTTTATATGGAAATAATAAGGAGTTAGGTCATCAATATTATAAGATGGGAGTAACATCTGCTAAAATAACGACCTACGGGGAACAAGATACAGGTGAACTCCAAAAGAAGCTGGCGGGTGCTCATATATCTTATAATCAAGAACAATTAAATTTATTGGCAGATATAGCATCACTAAGACCTGAACAACCACTTTCTAAAGTAGGGTTTTCAATTGTGGATGCAATGTATGGAAGAACAACTTCATTAAAATCTCAATATATGTTAGATAATAAAGAAGTTCAAACTTACTTAAAAAATGCAATGGCAGGGAAAATTATAGATAAAGAAACTGGTCAAAAAGTTGATGGTAGGAAGTGGAAAGATGCCTTTAATACTACCGGTACAGTTAAAAACAAACAAGAGTATTTTGATCTGTTGATGAGTTTTGTTATAAATGAAACCAATTATAAAGGCTTAAATCAAGAGATGATGAAAACAGCTCTTGGTAAATTAGAGAGATTACAAGGAAATTGGGAAACCTTAAAAGCACAAATCTTAGGAATAGATGCCAATGATACTGGTGAAGTAAGAAAAGGTTCTGTTATAGATTCTTTGGAAAGGTCTTTAGATAATCTGAGTGACTGGTTGGAACAACCCAACGTCAAAGAACTTATGGGAAATTTTGGTGATGCATTAGGTAAAGCTTTCTCTAGTATAGCTGATGCTGTTCAAGATTTATTAAAAAATGTTAATTGGTCTGAGGCAGGTAAAACATTAAAAAAAATGGGAGATTCCATTGCAGACTTTATAAAGAAGTTAACTGCAAGTCCAGAGTTTACAAATTTTATAAATAATTTACCCAAATTACTTGATAAAGTGTTAAAAGATCAAGGTTTAAAATGGAAAACTGAGGCCAAGACCGGTGTTGATTTAGCACAAGGCAATGTTGGTGCTTATATAAAAGATTGGTCAACTGGTCAAAGTGATAGAGCAGCTAATATTATTGGATTACCAACAAGCGATGAATGGAATAGTGTATCTAATCCATATGCCAATAATAATGCAAACAATAACTTAACTGCTGGAGATTTCACAACACAGTATAGTGGTACTAATATCATAACTGATTATAATGCTAGTACATATTTGGCTAAGAATCCAAATCTAAGTGATGAGCAAAGAGAAGAAATTCATGATTATATGAGTAAAGATAAGGTAGGTGTTTATAATAACATAACCATTGAACATATAACTGCTGATAATTTTGATGAAATTATGGAATCATTACAATCTGCTCAAGGAAATCAAAAATAAAATATGTAGGAGGTGAGACAGGTGGCTGATTTAATTAAAGAGAAAAAAATTGCTAAAGAATCATTAAACTATGCAAAAAATAATAAAGGTTTAACTCATATACAAGCTGGTTCTCAAATTGCATTATATCCTTTATATGGTGAGCACAATACGTATGAAGATTCTGAGACCCTTGTTTTACCAGTTTCTCCCGCAGATATTATGTTTTCTGAAGATAGTAATGTAGAAACTATAAAACTAATGAATTATGGAGAATTACCAGTAGCAATGAATAGAAAACTTGCTACTTGGACTATTGAAAGTTTCTTTCCAGCTAATAATGTCGGTGTTGCAGGTTATTCTGATGATAATTTTAGGGGAATCGTTGATAACAATAAAATGTATAAATATTGGTTTGATATTAGTAAAGATATACAAGATCCATATGATTATTATTGTGATAAATTATTAACTTGGAAAAAAGAAGCTACACCACTTGTTTTCTTTTTTCAAACTTGGAAAGGGTATTATAGTTGCCAAATTAAAAAATTTACTTACGGTAGAAAAGACGCTACTGGAAATGTTTATTATCAAATAGAATTCCAAGAATATAAAGAATATAAAAATTATGATGATAGTTCAGCTACAACAGATTATTCTGAAGATTATTATTATCCTACTGATAATGAAAATATTCTTCAAATAGCAAAGAAGCTTTACGGAGATAGTAGTAAATATATATATTTTATGGATATCAATGGAATGAAAAATCCAACTGATATAAAAGCAGGACAAGCGTATAAAGTTAGACAATGAAAAAGAGGTGAAAAGGATTGGCTATAGGAAATGGAGATATGCAAGTTTATGTATATAAATTTGATAATACTTATAAAGAAATAACTGACTTAATTAGTTCTATGAAATATAGTTGTGGATTGGATAAAATATCTCAACAATTAGATATAAAAGTTCCTTATGGAGTATATGGTACATCTTTACCAGCTATGTTTTTTGATACTGGTCAAAAGGTTGAAGTATACATAAATAGTAAGTGTTACTATAGAGGGAAAATAGAAACTGTAAATATGTCAGCAGATAAAGAAAATATATCAATAACATGTTTTGATTATATAAGAAATTTAACTAAATCAAAAGTTGTATATAATTTTGCTGGAATTAGTGCATATGATGCAATATGTACAATTTTCAAAGATTTAGAAATACCTTATTCTGAAGATGGTATACTGGATGGTAAAAATGCAGACTATTCACGAGTTATAATAAATCATTTAATTAAAAACAAAAGTGCGTATGATGCCTGTATGATGATAGCAACTGAACTACATCGAAATACAGGTCTTTTTTATTATATGTTTATGGATGTTGGTGGAAATGTTAATATAATGCCTTGTGATTGTTATTGGAGTAGACAAACTATTCAAGCTTGTTCAAGTCCAAATTTACCTAACCCAGATGGAACATTAATTTCATTAAATTATAAGAAAGATGTTTCAGACTTAATAACTAAGGTTGCTGTTTATGACAGCAAAGGTAATCCAGTAGATATTGAAGCTGGAATTCCACCAGATGAAGATGATAATGAGGGTGGTGATGATTAATGGCTAAGAGTGCAGACCCTTATAAAATATTACTTAGTAATCAAGGATATATGAAAATAGATAATATTGAAATTGCTGAATTAAAAGACTTAGAAATAAAAGTAGTTCCTGAAGTAAAAGAAATAAACTTGCTAAACAGTGTAACTAAAGGTAAATTTATGACAGCTTTAAACGGACAAATAAATTTTGAGTTTAACAAAATATATAGTAGATTTAAACCTGCAATGCTGGAGTGCTTAAAGTATCTTCAGTTTTTTTCATTTACTTTAGAAGCAAATGTTAAAAATGCTGATGGAGATTATGAATCAATATATATAGGAAATTGTTGGTTAGAAGGAGATATGAATTTGTTTGCTTTAAAAGCTGAAACTGATTTCTTAACCGAAAAATTTCAAGCTGGATTTCAAGTGGAATCGGCTCAATATGTAGATATTATACAAGATAAACATAAGTGGGAAACCAATAGTTATAAAAATGTTGATAATGATTAAGAAAGAAAAAGGAGTGTATAGGGTATGGAATTAACAATAGAACAGATTATAGCAAAAAAAGACGAATGTGCAGAAAGATTTAAAACAAAATATGTGAAAATAGGCAGTAAATTTTTAGGTGGGTCAATCAAGTTCCACTCATTGTCTAGGGGAGATATGGCAGATATCAGAGATATGTTAAAAAATGACACTGAAAAAGGTTTGCTATATTTTATATATCTTTCATCAGATATTTTAAGAGATAAAGAACTTTTAAAAGCCTATGGTTGTGATAAACATGATCAATATAAAATAGTAGAAAGAATTTATAATGAGAGTGAAAGAGCAAAAATAATAACCATGTTAGAAGAATTAAATGGTATAACTTCAATGAATCCAGATGCGATTTTCAAAGATGAGATTGAAGACTTAAAAAACTAATAGCGGGCGATATTGATTTATATACATACGCCCATTATTTGGACAAGCATGGCTTATCTTTAAAAGAATTAGAACAATCTTCGGGATTAGCAAGAATGTTCTATACTGCAAGTATGCTAGTAATGAAAAAAGAACAAATGGAAAACGATATTGCTTTAGCTAGATTATCTAATCCATTTTTAGAAAAGAAAAAGTAACTATGAGAGTTAAATTACTTATAGTTGCTTTTTATTATGTGTAAGAAAAAATATGAAAGATGAGGTATAGGAAATGAAAGATTGTATGATTTATGGAAATAGAAATGGTAAGAATTTTAAAATTAAATTTGATTTTGATAAAAAAGAAGATTATTTAGAACGACTTTCTGATGAATTAGAAAGAAAAAATAATTACACTTTGGAAGATGTAGAGAGAATTTATATCAAAGAAAAAGTGTTACCTAAAAATAAGGATAATAACGGAGGAATAAAAAAATGATAATAGAAAATAAAATGAGCGAAGTAATTAAGAATATGAAAGTTACTTCAGATAAAAGTACGAAAGATAGATTATTAGAATCATATTTCACTTTAGGAAATGAAATAAGATATGTTCGTATTAAAGCTGATGATTCAAAAAAAGATCAATATGAGTTAATAAAGAATAAGATAACTGATATTTTAGATATTGAAGGATTGCTTGAAAAACAAGTTGCTGATTTTGCTAAATCTTATGATAGATTTGTTTTAAAGAATTTAGATGAAATTAAGCACCCTTATGTTGGATGGAAAATTAGTGATAGAGAAACTACTGATTTCTTTATAGATAAAAAACCTTGTAGTAATTATTTAAAAGTAGGATTTCCAATGGAATATATAGGTTTTGACCATGATTATGAAGTTCAATATTATATTAATCAAGGTTATAACGTATTAGACAAGAAAAATTTAGAAGAAGTTAGAGGAATAATAAGATAAGCATGATTATAGAAAATAAGATTAATGAATTCAATATACAAGAGTAGGGGGAAATAATAATGGAATACGTAATAAAGAATTTAAAGGATAGTTATATAAAGGGATATTTAGTAGATATCATTAATGATAAGGAATTTGATAATAATTTTAAAGTTAAATTAGTTTTAAATTTAATGGATGATATTGTTAATGAAACTAAGGGCATTGAAAGAATCTTAAGTAATGATGGAAAATTTAGTGCAATATTAAACCCAAACAACGTTGGAACTATTAATATTGGTGATGATACTTTAATTACTCAAGATAGTAAAACTTTCAACAGTATAGTTAATAAAGTAATTGAAAATAGAAATAAATTAGAAAGTATAGTTGATAAAGTTTGTTCTAATAGAGTTTCAGAAATGAGTAATAGAGTATTAGATAAATTAGATAATACGATGAAAAAATATATTAATAAGCAAGATGAAAAAAATGAAAAACTTAATAAACAATTAGATTATTTAAAATTTAAAAGTGATTTAGAAAATGGTCTTTTAGATTATGATACAATTATGGATTCGGCTTTAGAATCTGATAATGAAAATATTAATTTACTTGCTAGTGAATATATTCTAACAAATACATTTACATTAGGAGATTTAAACTTAATGAATAAATGTGAACAACTTGCAAGAAGTTTTAAATCAATAATTGAGGAGTAATTTATATATGGATAAGATAAAAACTATAATTATAGAAGAAAATCAATTAATTCAAGATAGTGGTATAACTCCATTAACTGATCAGTATATAGAATTAATTCCTAAAGATACTGTTGCTAGATATTTAAAATTAAATTTTACTTTTAAAAACTGGATTCCAAAGTTATCTAATGTGACAACAACTATAGATAATAATACTGAAATTCAAAGTGATGCTATAACAGAGGAAAATACTATAACAGATACAACTAATGAAGCTACAGGAGAAACTAATACAACTACCGAGGAAACTATCAATGAAACTACAGATACAACAAGTAATACAACTATTGAAAATGTAGATACTCCACCTATTGATGGAATAGTAAATAATACTAGATATCCATTTATTAAAATCAATGGTGAATTATGTCCTATAATGACTCAACATGATTTTGAAATAAAAAGTGAAGATAGATTTCAAATAGAGTCTTTAATGGTTAATAATACTGTTGGTTTAGGTAGTATAAGTATGATATTAGTTAGTTATGGTAAGAAATTATAAAATTAAGGTAAAGTTATTATATATAAATGTAAAGTTTGTAAAGGGAGGTGAACTGTAATATGCAACTAAATGAGAAGCATTATAAATGCATTGAACTATTAATAAAGGGCTTGAAATATACGGAGATTGCAAAGAAAGTACCATGTTCAAGAACTGCTATATATGACTGGTTAGATGATGAAGATTTTATCTTTGCACTTGGCAAAAGCAGACAGGAAATAAAAAATCAAAGCAACAATCGAATCTTAGCTAAACTTGAAACATATATCGACAAGATAGAAGACTTAGCGTTCAATAGCTCTTCAGATAGCGTGAAACTCAATGCTCTACAGCTATTATACGAAGCAATCAACGGTAAGGCAACGTCTAAGGTGGAACAAACAGTAACAGAGCGTAAGGATAAGGACAATGATATTATTGATTTAGATGCTAAATATGCTAAGTTACCAATAGATAACGCTATTATGAGCGATGATAATAATGTTATTGACTTAGATAATGTAAAGAAAGCTAAGTAATTAATATAGTTAGGGTAGATTATATGTCTATCTTAACTATATATGTATTAAGAATAGAGTATATAAGGCATATATATTGTATTAATAATATAAAAGATTAATAATCAACAAATGAATTAAATAGGACGTTTATAAAATAAAAGTGTAAAATGTTATTCATAACCATTGACGCTTTGGCACCAAAAGCTTATAATTAGATTATAGATTAAGGGATTTGAGTTAAAAATTTCATAAAATACTGAGGGTACGGGTACATTCTAAAATTCGACAGGGCAAGAGCCACCGCATCAACCTCCAAAAAATTTTATACCAAATTTTGAAAGCTTACCAAATCTATAAATTATATTATAAAGGGTGGTAATTTATGAAAAAGGTATTTGGATATGTCAGAGTTTCAACATCAACTCAAGTGGAAAAAGGATATGGATTAGATACACAACAAAATGCAATTAATGAATATTGTAAACAAAATAATCTTGAATTAGTAGAAATATTCAAAGATGCAGGTATTTCTGGAACTGATGAAAATAGAGATAGTTTAAATGATATGATAGTATCTTTAAATGAAGAAATAGATACAATAATAGTTCTTAATACTTCAAGACTTTGGAGAGATATTTATAATCAAGCATATATTCAAAGAAAATGTATTGATTTAAAAGCACACATAATTAGTATAGAGCAACCAACATTTGATATATATGAAGCAAATCCAACAGATGGTTTTTTAAATGATATTATGACTGCTATGGATAGATTTCAAAGAAATGAAATTAAATTAAAATTAGCTAAAGGACGTAAAACTAAAGCTAATAGTGGTAATAAAGCTTGTGGAACCGCTCCAATAGGTTATAAATGGAATAATAACTCAATAATTATTGATGAAGATAAGGTAGAAACAGTTAAAACAATATTTAATAAATATACTGAACTTCAATCATTAGGAAAAGTTAAAAAATATCTTGATGAAAATGATTATGCAACCAATACTGGAAAACAATTTAGTAAGCAATCAATAAAAAATATATTAGAAAATGATTTCTATAAAGGAATTGTTACTCATGCAGATATAAAAAAGGAAGGAACTCACGAACCAATTATAAATAAAATAGTATTTGGTAGAGTTCAATCAATGTTAAATAAAAATACAAATAAGTAAGACGGTACAAAATTTATAGTACCGTCTTTTCTTATGCTCATTTTTAAGGAAAGGAGAGTGCTATAAATGAAAATATACTATGATAATTTAGAATTTGAAGATGAAGAAGTCTTTGAGTTGTTTCTATTAAGAAGATATTTAACAAAACACTATGGATATGAAGCAGCCATTGAATGGATAAGTACAATGAATATAAAAACATTAGCCAAAAGTCTAGCAAAGAAGGACATTGGCTTTTTTTGTGAGTATTTTTTGAGAAGCATATTTGTTCCAAGTGATGATAATGATGCAAAGAAACTATCAAAGGATCATTACGAACTTTGGGAACTAGCAAATAAGATATTTGTTAAAGATGAAATAGATAAAGCAAATATAGTTTGTCCTCGTTGTTTTGCCAAGACCACAATTTTTGATTTGGCTGTAATCTGCTGGAATGTCTGCTTTCAAGAATCAATATTTACTATCTTAATTAATAAGGATAAAGATGGTGCGGCTAAGTTCTTAGAAGAAATAAAAAAAGTATTCTTAGAGAATGAAAAAATAATTGAAAACTTTGGAATGTTGATTGATAGAAAAAGATTTACTGTTAATTCTACAGAAATTCAATTTACTAATGGTTGTGACCTTCAAAGTGTTGGTTCAAATACTTCTATAAGAGGAAGAAAATTCAATGGTAAACGTCCAACATTAGTTATAGGTGATGATGCACAGGACGATAAGGATATTCTAACTGAAGAAGCTAGAAATAAAAAGTATGATTTATGGTGTAAGCAAGTCGAAGAAGTCGGAAATACTGCTACATATCGTATGGTAAATGGAGTTAGAACCAAAGTAAATAAAGCAACCAAAATTATATCAATAGGAACTATATTACACTTAAATTGCTTAATTAGTAGATTAAGTAGAAATAATTCTTATTACACTATTTTAAAAAGAGCAATAATTCTTGAAGAAGGACAAACTGTTGATGATATTTTTGAAACTCCTTTATGGTTAGAATGTAAGAAATTATATTTTGATGCTAAAGACCCAAATCCAAAAGAAACGGCTAAACAATTCTATTTAGAGCATAAAGAAGAAATGCACTTTCCTGTACTTTGGGAAGATTCTTGGGATTGCTTTGAAGATTTAGCAACTAAGTTCTGGGAGAATAGACAAACGTTCATGTCAGAAAAAATGAATGATGGAACTTCAATTGGTGAGAAATGGTTTAAGACCATTGTAGAACGCACTAAGGAATATATTGATTCATTCAGATTTACTAAAACAATGATGTGTGTCGATGTTGCTTCAACAGTTAATAAACGTAGTGACTATACTGCTATTATTGTAGGTTCTGAAACTGACAATGAATTTATTTGTATAAAAGATATAGTTATGAAGAAATTGGAATTTAAAGATTATTGTAATGAGGTTGTAAAGGTATTAGAAAGAAATGAGGATGTCAAAGTAATCTACATTGAAAAACAAACTTATTCAGGAAGTGATGTAACACTTATAAAAGAATTAATAGCTAAGAATCCTAAATTAAAAGGTAGAAGGTTTGAGTTTATAAATGAGAATCAAAGAAGAAATAAGGACGAAAAAATTTCTACTATTATAGATGGTGTTAATAACGGAAAAATAATCTTTAATTCAGAATGTGAAGATAGTCAAGAAGCAATACAACAAATGAGAGATTTTCAAGGGTGCGATTATTCGGCACATGATGATTTCCCAGACGTTGTTGCAGAACTATGTACAAGAATTAAGGAAATTAAGACTAGAAGTATTTTAAGAGTAGGTTCAATAAATGACCTGTATAGAAAAAGATAATTGAAAGGGGAATATTAATGGAAAATATTAATACAAATATAAATTCTGAAGTTGTTTCAGAAATAACTTTAGATATAGAAGCTGTTAAACAATGTTATGCAAGGTATAGAAATAATCTTGATTACTATTTAACTATAGATAAATATTATTTTGGAAATACTGATGAATTAAAGCCAGTATCTAATATTCCGAATAGGAGTAATGCGAGAATAAAAACTAACTTTATTTCCAAGCTAGTAGACGAGGAAAGTTTGTACTCATTCGGAAATAAAACAACATTTAAGGCACTTGATGAAAAACACAAAGATGCAATAAATTACATAGACTATTATTTTAAAAATAATGGAGCAGGATATGATAATAGTGCAGGAAAGAGATTAGTTGAATTTCATTTGGGGTATGAACTAAGTTTTATTACAAAGGATAATAAGTTTAAGAATTTATATATAAATCCATTACAAGGAGATATTTGGTTAAATGAATATAATGAACCAGAGTTTTTTATATATATACATAGTAAAAATGTAATAAGACCACCAAGAAAAAAGCCTAAATTAGTTGATTTTATAGATGTTTATGATAGCAAATATGTATATTACCTAGATGAAGCATTTAATATAATAAGTGTTAAGGCTCATAATTTAGGAACTATACCAATTGGTTGTGGTATGGTTGATAATGTTAGATATACAGAGGAAAATGGATATGTTGAAGGAGATAAAACAATATACAGAACAATAAAAACATTACAACTCGCAATAGAGCAGAATTGTTCTGATATAACACAAGAAATTACAGATTTCCATAATGCTATATTAAAATTTTATGGTATTGATTTAGAAGATGAAGTTGACGAAAATGGAAATGTGGTTCTTGATAATGAAGGAAATCCAGTTAAAAAAGAACCTATCATTGGTAATAACTCGGTTTTATATTTTGACGAAAAACAAAAAGCTGATGCAGAATGGTTAATTAAGAAAATTGATGGTTCTTTTATAAAAGATACAAGAAATGATTTTAAAGACCTAATTTATACACTTACTTCACACATTGATAATAATGAAAAGATGCAAAGTAATATTTCAGGCGTAAGTCTAAGGTCAAAGTTACAGTCCTTGGAGGCTCGAGTAAAATCTAATGAAGCCGCAATGGAAGACATTCTAAGAAAAAGACTTCAATGTTTATTTAACTGGTTAAGATTAACTTCAAATGGAAAACTTGATTTTGATGAAAATCTAATATCTATAGAATTTACTCCATGTGTTCCTCAAGATATTTCTATGATTGCACAAATTATTTCTCAAATTCCACATGATGTTCTATCCAATGAAACTAAACGTTCATTGTTACCATTTATTAATAATAATGAAATTGAAGAAGAACGTATTAAGAGAGAAGATCGTGAGAAGTTACAACAAATTGATTTTAGCAAATTTGATGAAAATTTAGGTGATAATAATGGACAAGAACAATCATAATTTAGATTCTGAAAAAGAATTTATTCAAGGATTATATGATGAAGCTAATAAAAAAATAGAAGAAATATATGCAGAGCATAAAAGCAATAAAGATGAACTATTAAAAGAAATTGCTTTTGTGCTTTTATTATATAAAATTAGTGATTCTATAATGAAATTGAATGATATAGAAAAACTTAAATTAAATAAAAAGTTCCTAATAATTATTCGAAAATTCTTTAATAAACAAGTTAAACTTACTAATAAAGTAATAACTGAAATATTAGAAGAAACAGCTAAAACTACCTTTGACTTTTATGGTGAAAAATATACTCAAAAAGATATTGAAGATATTGTGAATCAAAAGTATAAAGATAAGGTTTATATAGAGAGAATTACGGATAATGAAAATAAAATTGCTAATCAATTAAACAATGATATTCAAGAATTTATTGATGGGTCAATTGACGTTAATACAATAAAAGATAATATTGAGGAAACTTATAGCACCAATGATTTTGACGTTAGACGCTTATGCGAATCAGAAGTTAATAGAACTGAAAATGTTGCTTTTATATTACTTGCTAAAGAAGCAGGAATTAAAACCATTTATAGGCATGAAATACTAGACAATAAGATTTGTTTAGATTGCCTTGCGATTGATGGACAACCATTTGACATAGATAATGCACCAGATGGAGCAATCCATAGTTTTTGCCGCGGATGGAATTCAATGTATAAATAAAAATTAAATATGTATTCGGAAGTGGCTATTAAAGGCTGACCTTATAGCCTTTTTATTATATCTAAAAATAAATTTTAATGAACTGTATGGGGTGAAATAAAACTATATGGGTCGAAAGGAGAAATTACAATGTTAAAAACAGAATTAGTAAAACTTATTGAAAATTTAGGTGATCAAGATGATGTAATGGAAACATTAAAAGGAATAGAGGGGTTAAGTCAACCTTTTGATGCTACAAAAGCAACTCTTGATGATTATAAGGCTATGCTTGAAAACAATGCAGAAGTTAAAGGTTATTACAAAAGTACATTCGATAGTGCTGTAGGAAAGGCTGTAGATTCACATGATAAAAAATTTAATGAAGAAAAGCTACCTAAGATTATTGAAGAAGAAATTAAGAAACGTTCCAATGAGGGAAAAACACCAGATCAAATCAAATTAGATGAAGCATTAGCTGAAATTCAAAAAATAAAAGTTGAAAAAGCACAATCTGAAATGAAAGCTAAGTATACAAAAGTTCTTAGTGATAAAGGATTTGGTACTGATTGGTTAGATTTAATTAAATTATCAGACAATGAAGAATCTAATGATAAAACAATAGAAAAATTAAGTGAATTATATAATACTGCTGTTACTAAAGGTATTAACAGTAAGATTACAGAAAATCCACCTATCCCAGAAAAAGGGCAAGGGTTAAGCAAACCAAAAGATGCTTTTGTTAAGGGGTTAGGTTTATAAATATATATTTATAAAGAATCTTATGCAGGACTTGAAACGATATAGAGCCGATAAGGTTCTTTTTTATGTCTTTTTGTAATTGTAGACTTTAAAGAACAAGATTTGGTACGTAAGTACAAATATATAGAAAAGGAAGTAGATTAATAATGGCAATTGATTTAAGAAAAGAATATAGTAACGAAATAGATGAGGTAATGCTTCAAGCAAGTAAGTCAAACATGGTAATTGATGATGAAGCAGGAGAATTTGTTGGTGTAAATACAGTAATTTACCATAAAGTAACTGTACCAACAACTGTTCAAAAATATGGGCGTGACCAATTAGCACAAAATGGTAGTGGTAAATCTTTATATGGAGATACTAGAGGTATTGGATTAGCACCAGAAACATTTACATTAAGTCAAGATATTTCAGATCATATTTTTATTGATAGAATGGATGAAGAAGAATCTTGTGCTAGTGCAGGTATGTTATTAGGTGAATATATCAGATTAACTTTACAACCAACAGTAGATAAGTATAGATATAAAACTATAGTTAATAATGCCGGTAATACTGTATATGGAACTACAGTTAGTGCTACTAATGTATTTAGTTTAATTACTGATGCTACAGAAGTATTAGATGATGCAGGTGTTCCAGAATTTGCTAGAGTTCTAGTAGTTACACCAAAAACTTATAAATTCTTGAAAAACTCTAAAGATATAATCTTAGATGAAGAAGTTTCAAAAGAAGAAAGAACTGAAGGTGTAGTAGCTAAAATAGATGGTATGCCAGTAATTAAGGTTGCTTCAAGCTACTTACCAGAGGGTGTACAATTTATTGTTACTATTCCAAGTGCAACAAAGTCTCCAGTAAAATATTCTAAGCTTGAATTAAGAGATGCGGGTAATGATGGTGATGGTACCTTCTTAAATATAAGATATTACTATGATGCTTTTGTATTAGATAATGCTAAACCATGTATTTATGTTGTTACAAGTGGCGCTGAACCAGTTGTAACTCCATAGTTATAAAAAATATACATAAGGGTAAGATGGGATATAGTCCTGTCTTACCTTATTTTTTTACGGAAAAGGAGCGGATATTAATGACATATGAAGAATATAAACAATGTGCTATTTTAGCAATAAAAAGATATTTACAAAATGAAACTATAGACGATGCGACTATAGAAAGTAAATATGCTTTAGCAATTAAAAGACTTATTGCAAGGGCTCAAGAAATGGATACAGTTAAAATTAATGGAGTTAAATCTTATAGTACAGATGGGCAATCATATAATTTTAATGACCAAGACCCTTTTGCGATTACACCAGATGTTGCAATTTTACTTCCTAAGAAAAAAAGATTTTATGCTTGGTAGGAGGGAATATTAATGAGTAGAAAAGATATTTTTTATCAGCACCTAATAGCATTTCAAGGTATAGATGGTAAAATAAATGATACTGATTGCAGATTTTTAGTAACCGAAAATGATGATTCTAAGGAAAATGAATTTGATTTAAAAAATATAATTACAGATAAATCATTAAAGCAAGGTGACTATATTACAATAGATTCAATTATATATATGGTTATTGATTCTCAAAAAATAATTGATAGTGTATATATAAAAGGAACATTTAGAGAAGTATTAAAAGTTACACTCGAATCTACACTACAAGATGTCTATGCTATAGTGGATAAGGTTAAAGGTATATATAATGAAGGTCAACAACTTGTAGAAGTACATGACCAATATAACTTCATAATTCCTAAATCACAATGCCAATATACAAGTATAAGTACCCAAAACAATTTAATTGTATATTCGGGTGGTTCATACGATGCAATAAGTATAGATGATTCTAAGGAAGGAATTTTAATTATAACAGGAAGATTTAATAGTGTATATAATCCACATACTTATGCTATTAAATTATCAGAAACTACTAAAACTTTAGTTGAAACAGAAATATATACTATTGTAGCTAGTATAACAGATAATGGGATAATAGTTGAAAATCCTAATATTATATATACTTCATCAGATGAAAGTATTGCTACAGTTAATAATGGGTTAGTTACTGCTATAACTAGAGGTAATTGTATAATCACTGCAACATTAGGGAATGCGAGCGCTACATTAAGTTTAGTAGTAAATGCGAAACCAGTTGAACCAGTTATCGGCTATACTTATGCGTTTAGTCAATCAATCACAGCATTAAAAACATATATGACAACTACTTTAACAACTAATAAGCTAGTAGATGGTGTGGCAGATAGTACATTAAAAATAAATTATATATTTGATAGTGTAGGTCAAAATTTAATTAATCAGGGTAAAGTGGTTATTGCTGTAGCGAGTGATAGTTCTATTAAAATTAAGAACGCTAGTGTTAGTGAAGTAACTACGATACATTTAACTGTTACAGATAGAGCAAATACAAATATTATAGTTGATACTGATATTGTATTAACAGGAATGTAGAAAGGGTGGGGATACTAATGGATGAAAATATAATACAATCTATTCTTCAAAGATTGACAAAGATAGAAACGCTATTAGAAGTAGATGTAAAGCATCTAGAAGCTAGAGTATCCAAATTAGAAGGAAATGGTACTTGGTTGTGGAGAACAATTGTTGGAGTTATTATAGGGGCAATTGGGGTTTTGGTATTCAAGTGAATATAAATTTATAAGGGGATAAGAATAATTTTGTATTATTCAAAATAAAGGGATTTTATTATTTTTGTGGAAATTTATAAAGTATGACAATTATTAAGGGGATGAATAATAATGAAAAAATTCAAATTAATAAAAATAGTAACTAGTTCATTATTAGTATTACTATGTACATTTAGTTCAATAAAAGCACAAGCAGTAACAGATAGACAAATTATCGTAGCTCATGAACAAACAGTGTATGCAGATAGTTATCAATGGCGTAAAGAAGGTAATACTTGGATGTGTGGGACTCCTGATCTTCATCAAGCTTATTATAATGCGTGGATATGCACAAATGGAAGTTGGTATTATGTAAATCAATATGGACAAATGGTGACAAATGTATGGGTTAATAATTATTATGTAAATGATAATGGTCAATGGGTTGTTAATGCAAGAAGAAACCCAGGAAGTCATGAAATTCAAGGTCTATATTAAATTTCTGTATATGTGTAGAGGATAGATATTTATGAAAATAAAAGATATTTTAAGTGATAAGAAAAAAATGATACCATTAAGTATAGGAATTTTATGCTTGTTAGGAGTTGTTGCTTATGGTGTGACCTCTGTATATAAAAATTATCAGGAGACACAAATACAGCAAGCTAAACAACAACATAAAAATGAACAGATAGAGCAAGCAAAAGAAAAAGTTAAAAAAATAGTAGATGATAAAACGTTAGGTATGAAATGTGAAGCAAAATATGATTTGAAAAATTCATCGGATAATACTTTAACAATTACTGTTACTTTTGATGATAGTAAAAATACAACAATTAATTGCGATTTTAAAAGAACAGATGATTCTGTTAATTTTAATGATGAAAGTTCATTTGAAAAAGTTCTTAATAAATTTATAGATGAAGAAAAGAAAGCCGAAATAAGACATACTGTCATATATGATTATCAAGATATGCTCTATGGCATGAGAGGAAAAATGAGTAATAGATGGGATAAAGTAAAATTTTCAAAAAACGATGATGATTATATTGTACAAGAGACCTCGGATAGATTTTTTGGTGGGAATAAAGCATATTTAGTTACAATAGATAGTGAATGGATAGCAAAGAATGGAGATTCAGAATGGAAGCATATCTGTTTGCATATGGAATATGACAAAGATAATAAGTTGATAGATGCGAAGTATGGTGACTATGATAAAATTGATCCAGATAAAGATATAAAAGATGGTGTAAATGCTGAAAATGTAGGTACAAATACAAATCAGGATATGATAAATATGAAATCGGAATTAGAAAAGGGAATTGATTTTAATAATAAGAAGAAGACCTATAAAGATTATAATGATGAGCTTGAGCGCCTAGAAGGTTTAACACAAAGTCTTATAGGGATGGATAAAAGTAATGTGAATATATGTTATGAAACCTACAATAAATATATAAACAACCTATGGGATAATATAAAAAATAAATTACCCCAAGATCAATATAATAAGCTACTTGCAGAACAGAAACAATGGATAGATAAGAAAATTAATAAATATCCTACCTGTGATTCTGATCATAGTTCTTTCGATGATAAGTATGGAGCAATAGAAATGACGGATAAAAGAATAGGTGAACTGCTTAAATATTTAAATTAAATAGAATAAAGTGAGATGGGAGAGTTATATATTATGAAATTAACAAGATTTCAAGATGATTTATTCGATAAAACTGACCAATTAATGAAAGAAAATGATTTAATTGAGCAAGAAGATTATGCCAAATTTGTTGAGGAGACATTTGATTTAAAAACTGGTAGTAAAGAAATAATAATAAAGATTCAACTTAAAAATCAAGAAAAGATAGTAAAACATTTAAAGAAATTAGGTTGGAAAACTAAATATAAATATTATACCAATGGTTCTGTTAACTGGTGTTATGATGGTGATTCAAAGAATAATTATGGAGATATAGAAATAATACAATTAGTCTTTTAAAGATAATAGCTGATTTACTTCAAAAGTCAAACAATTAGTTAAAAAATAAAAAATATTAGAATAATTGGAATGTTTATCATATAATTAAACTAAATAACTGTTAAAAGGTGATTGAAGTGGAACAAGATCAAAAGAAGAAAAAACAAATGAAATTGTATGTAACTTTTAGAGAAAATGAAGAAGAAACTGAATTATATAAATGGATAGTTAAAGAATCTAAAGTAGGTGGAACTTCAAATTATTTTAAACAATTAGCACTTAAAGATAAACATGAGAAAGAACAGAAGGGCAAATAAAAGCCTTTCTATTTTTTTTTAAAATTAACCGTTAATAGGTACTTTTTAACCGTTAATATCATATAGATAAGGTATAAGTATTTAAAGGAGTGAAATGTATGTTTAATTTAGATATTCAATTGTTTAATTATTTGTATAACTCTTGTAGATTATTAGGTAATGCCTTTAATATGGGTGCATTTGAGGGATTTGTCTTATATGGTTCTGTCATGGTATTAGCTGTAGTTAAAGTAACAGATAGTAATTTTAAGAAGGTGAAATAGTAATGTTCATTGAGCTGAGTTTAGCTATAGGTAGTGTATCTTTGTATAATTATTTAAATTCTTCAGATGAACGGAAGTTTAAGAATAATTTTAATGATGTAATGCTGAAAACTGGAATAAAAAATAAGGAAGATGAAACTTTTAAAATATATAAAATAATTCCTACATCATATGGCTATATTTGTTACCTAAAGAATACAAAAGGTTTATCTGTAGAGCACTTAGAAAGTAAGATAAACATATTAGAAGGTAATTTGAATAGTATTGTACAGCTAGAAAAGGGTAGATTCAAGAATTATATAAAAATGTATATTGTAAATAAAGATATAGATAAGTTCAAATTTAAGCCTGTTAAATGTCTAAATCATTTACTATGGATTGGTAAAGATTTTAAGGGACAAAATTATTTCATTGATGTAAATAAAGACCCACATTTACTTATTGGGGGAACTACAGGAACAGGAAAGTCATTTTTATTAGCTTCGTTATTAGCAAATTTAATTTATAGTGCCAGTAAGTACATTGATTTATATTTATTACAGATATGCAAGTCAGAGATATCAGCTTTTGAAAATTGTGATTGTGTAATATATAGTGCTTATAATGAAGAAATGTGCAAAGTAGCGTTATTAAAATTATTAAAAGAATTGGATAGACGTTCAGGTCAGTTTAAAAAGTTTGGAATTCGTAATATTACACAATGGAATAATCATAAAAAAGATAAATATATGAAAAGAATATATATTGTAATTGAAGAATTGTCATTTTTTATGGAAACTGACTTATGGGAATATATTATGAAAATCGCAAAGGCAGGAAGATCAGTAGGAATACATTTGGTAAGTTGTATCCAACGTTCTACAGCAACAAACTTGCCACCTGACTTAAAGAGCCAAATGACACGTATTACATTTAGGCAAAAATCATCTATTGATAGTATAAACATTATTAATACACCAGATGCAATTAAATTAAAAGAAAGAGAATGTATTATCGATAGTAATTCAGATTATAGCCTAATTAAAACGCCTTGGATTGATGAAGATTATGTATTGCTTAATAAATATATTCCAGAAATAAAAATACCTACTCAAGAAGAAAGACAGGAAATACTTAATGTTAAAAAGATTAATAATAAGATTTATTGTATAGAGCAGCCTAAAGTAATAGATATAAATGAAGATGAAATTCAAGAAGAAAAACCTAAGAATAATAAAATTAGAAAAGGAGTAATTTCATTGGAGGAATTTAAAAATGGCTTTAACACAAAGAGATAGAGAAATTTTAACATGGATTCAAGACTACAAATCAATCACACTGAGCCAATGCACTTATCTATTCTTTAATGCAAACTATGAGGGGTGTAGGAGAAGATTAAAACAATTAGAATCATTTGGATTATTAAAAAGTATTCAAAATCAATTATTAAGAAGCAGAGTTTATTATCAAGAAAGATTACTTACAGATCATGATTTGTTTATATATGAGTTCTTAAAAGTCATAAAGGTAAATGGTGGAGAAATAATTCAATTTCAAATAAAACCTCAATATATGGAAAACAAGATAATTCCAGATTGTTTTATTATCTTCAGCTATAACGGAAATGTATTCTTTATATTATTAGAAGTAGATTTAACTCATTATACTTCAAATACAAAAATGAAGCGTTATGAGGAACTTTATAAAACTGGAGAACTTCAAAAAATATGTTGCAAAACATTTCCTATTGTAGTTATAGCAAGACCAACTCAAGGCATTAGATACAATTCCTATAACTTTAATTGTATTTACTTAGATTTGTTTTATAATAATTTAAATAATTTATTATTGCATAATTCTTCTATTATATAATGCTTTCTATTTTATTGCGAATTAAAAATAAGGCTATACCTATAACAAAAAGGATAGTTTGTATATTATATACTGCAAACTATCCTACAACAAATATAACACCATTTCCTATAAAATACATATTACTATTGATAAAATTTACACCTAACCAAAGACAAAATTTTATACAAAACAGTAATATGAATAAGAATAAAGGAGTTGATGTTATGTACATCATCATATCATTATTAGCTTTACCTATATTAATAAAAATATTTACTAACTGGGGCTTATTAAAGCTGAGGTTAGTACCAAAGAACGTTATAACCGCAGAAATGCTTATTAATCAAATGAATAAACAAAAGATAAGACCTTTGAAAGTGGAACTACTGTATAACGATGTTTATAAAGATTTTCATGACAAATTTAAGGCAAAAGAACTTGATAGACAACAAATATATGCTATCAGAAAATACTTGAGCCAAAATGTAGAACAGTATCCACATAAGAAGTTCAAGAATGATATCCACTTCATATATACAGCGTTAAACGCTCGTGATATTAAGAAAAGACACTTAGAAATAATTCAAAAAATAATTGCATAATTAAAAAACATTGAAAGCTATTACAGTTATTGTTGTAGCTTTCTTTTTATTTGTTAAAAAATATTAGGATGGGTATAATTTAATTAATATATATTAAGTTACACCCATTTAAAGAAAGTGGGAGTATAAAGATGGAAACAAAATTAATAAAAGTAGCTTGCTATTGTAGAGTATCAACTAAAAGCGAAGAACAGGAACAGAGTTTTGAAGCACAACAAGCTTATTTCAAAGAAAAATTAAGTAAGAAAAATGGGTATGACTTAGTCGAAATTTATGCAGATAGAGGATTAAGTGGTACTGATTTTTCAAAAAGAGAACAATTTAATAAAATGCTTGAGGATTGTGGAATTATAAAAAAGGAGGTTAAGGCTAGAGAAACAGAAATAAGAAAGAAATATATTAGCATAGATTACGTTGCGGATGCAGGTATAACTCCAAGATTCAATTTGATATATGTAAAAGATAGCTCGAGATTTGCTCGTAATACCGAAGTAAGTAGAATAATAACTAGATTAAGAGATAAAGGAGTATTTGTATACTTTGAGGATTTGAATAAAAGTACAGAAAATCCAAATGAGAAAATGCTAATTGATTTTATGTTTTCTATGTCTGAGCAAGAAAGTATTAGTAGAAGTACAAAGGTGAGGTTTGGAAATGTTCAATCAGCTAAAGAAGGTATTGTCAGAAGTATGAGGTTATATGGATACCAATATAATAAGGAAGAAAACTCACTAAGAATAATACCTGAAGAAGCTGAAACCGTAAAACTAATTTTTGATTTAAGATTAGAAGGCTATGGTGGAAGAGCAATTGTAACTGAGTTAAATCAGAGAGGAATTAAGAATAGAAAAGGAAACGGATGGAGAGCTAACACCATAAATAGTATGTTACAAAATTTAGTTTATTGTGGCAAGGTTGTTAGGAATAAATGGTATAGTAGCAGAATGTATGGTAAGGATATTGTTACATTAAACAAAAGAGATAAATGGATAGTTGAAGATAGCGAAAAGGTAGATCAAATAATTAATGAAGAAACTTTTGAAAAAGTTCAAGAGATGATTGAGGGGAATAGGCAAAAAGTTGGTAGAGTTCAAGGACAATATCATGGGCGTTCTGAATTTGCAGAAAAGATAAAATGTGAAAAGTGCGGAAAGTATTATGTTAGGAATGTTGATAGAGGCAGAATATTTTATAATTGTAGTACAAAGAAGCAACATGGTACGAAAAACTGTAATGGCAGAAATATACAAGAAAGAGAGATTGAAGAATTAATAAAGCCCTATTTAGTACTTGGCGAATACAAAAATATTACTAAAAAATATATAGGTATGATGATAGAAAGAGAGGAAGAAAAAAAAGCTACATTATATATGTCTACTAATATAGAAGAAGTAAATCAAATTAATGCAGAAATTGCTGAATATAAGAAAAAATTAGCGAAATTAACAGAAGCGTTTTTAGATGATGATTCGGAAGGGGTAAATGACATATTTAGTAGTAAGAAAAAAGAGTTGAGTGAAAAAATAAAGGCATTAGAGATTAATAGAAATAAATTAAGTACAACCGATGAGGAGAAAAAAGAGATGTTTCAAAGAATGGATATATTTATAAATTATCTGAAGGAACAATATGATAAATGTCCAGAAGAAGTAACAAGAGAAGAATTTATAAATAAATATCTATATAAAATTAGAGTATCAGAAGATGGAAAGTTAAATTTAATAACATATGCTCAGTATGGCTATGAAAAAATAATTGAAGAGATGAATAAAAATATTATTTAA